TATAGTCGTAAATCTAACGCTTTATTTTGTGCATTAGTTTATTGTTGATCTTATGATCTCTTTATTCGTTATGTATATCTTGAGTTTTAGTCTTATTTCTAATGGTCCTTCATGACCTTATAAAACTGATTTTACTCAGATTTGGTTAATTCTAAGTAATACCCCCTAAGCGGATAGCTACCGCATTTTGTGTCTGGCTGACCACCCAATATATATTTATATATGTTGTTATGACACACCCTGGCTTATGGGGCCTTAAAACCCATACCCTTTTCACACCTTGTGAGTAACTGGCGTTCATATAAACGTAAAATATAAGGGATTACCCAAATCCCCTAAAACAGATGCATATCTGTAATGAAAGAAATATGTAGCTCGCGAGCTTTACACGCGCCCATTCTGAAATATTGATACTGTCGATCTAATATTTTGTAATCATTTAAATTTGATAAATGGAAGACTACAAAACACAGCATATGAATCTTAATAAGTTAATCATACACTTTGGCTGTAACTTAATTGTTGCAAGCACTCTTCATACAAATATTGCCTTTTAAATAAGGTTAAATAGACCCGCTTTGATTTACCGACTACTACATACTTGCACCAACAGGTTGTTAGTAGTACGTAGAGATATAGCCGTAAAACTATTTATATTTATCTTGTATAAGTTTATAAACAAAACGTATGGGACCGAAAACATTCGCCGCGCCGTTAAATATGTCTAAATGTGGCAGAACTCTTGGTTTGGTAACCAAGATCTCGAAAGAGAATACAATGTTTCTCAATAACATTTCAAAAATTGTAGCCAGTGTGGTACAAGAAAGTACACCCCAGTCAGCTATCAATATGCAAGGAATTTCAGAATTCCCTGCGATGGCTTTGAATTTTAGTCAGAAAGTTACTAAAGATATAACTAAGCTTATAGAAGACATTTTGTTAGCTTGTGTTATTTTTATGCGAGACAAGACTTGTCTTTCATTAACTTTAGCAGTCGCATC